CAATACGTAATATATTTGGTGTAATCATGGCTAACGCAGATGTGTACATTAGATTATTAAAAGATGTACATACAAAATCGTTTGAGGCGTCATCAAAAAGAAAAGACTTAGTTAACAACTATAGTAATGAATCTGAAGGTGATAACATTTATCCTTGGCCTGAAATTAGAAAAATTACATCAAATAAACAAAGTGTTATTGCATATCCTGGTGATTCAGATTTAAGGGCAATATTACGTGCTGATGATAAAACAATGTGGCCTGAAGTTGATTTTATTGAAAACTACCAATCAGTTGCGACAAAGAGAACTGACCCATTGGCAGAAAAAGAAGGTGGAGTGGGTGCGATTAATTATGTATTTGAAAGTAATTCACCCGATATTAATTTAAATAAAACCGCGACATTATTTCAAATTGAAAGTAGTCAACCATACATGGATAAATCTATGGCAGGATTACTTTTTGAGATATTTGAAAGAGCAAGGTATTCAACATTGTTGGATTCATATAATAGTCAAACCATAATTGAGTTGGCAAATAATGAATTTGATAATTTACAAAAAATATTAGAAGAAGATTTTGATATTGTTGATATAATGAAAACCATCAACAGTGCATCAACATTGACTGATTATATGTTATCATTTTCACCATTTGATAGATATCCATATTTCCAAGATAAATTACCAACAATACCATATATAAAAAATTTGGAGGAGTTTCCGTTTAAAATATCTCAATACAATATTGATTCAAATCCGTCAAGAAATGAAAATTATACTAAATTAATTGAAGAATTAAAAAACTATCAACCTGAGAGTTATAGAAAAAACATATATCCATTTAATTCTAGTCTTTATTTAAATTATTTAAATAAAACAGATTATAATTTAGACGATTTAAATTTAAGAAACATTACTAATGTTGATACAACAGAAGGTTTAGTAAGTACTTCACGTAATTCTGAAATGTGGATTAAGTCTGGATATACTAAGAATTTATTTTTACAAAATTTTAATATTACACAAAGTAATGGTAAAACTAACATTCTAAACACGCCATATTTTCACAAACAACTTTATACGGATTTTAAAAAAAGTAGTCCATTAGGAAAATATTCGGGTTCGGCATATCTTTTATTAAATTCTTTACCATTTAAAGATTTAGAAGATAAAGTACTTCAGGACCAAACAAGAATGTCGAGTTTATTTAAAGAAATTGGTGCGTCTCATTATGTACCATATCATTTAATGTTAAAGTGGGGTTCAATATATCATAGATATAAAAAGAAAATTTTAGAAGACGTTGATATACTATCAGGTTTTTTAACAAACAATATTACACAACCAATTAGTGGAAGTACTCTTTTTGATTATGGAGTTGGAAGTACATACACTATAAATTCAGAATCAATTACTCATTCATCTAGTAAACATATTGGATTACATCCTTTTTATGATTCAATATTTCATCAAATAGTAAACAATTACGCAATATCTGATACGGGTTCTACAATTTTTAATGCAAATGTAACCGGTGGAACTATAAATGCTAAAACCGAAACTTATGGTGATGGTATAAAGTATTACACCACATTTGTTAATAATTCAAAAACAGATCCTGACCTTTACAAATATTATACCTTATTACCTTCAGTAGGTGGTAACCCAAAAGAAAGTGCACCTTATAGTGTTTCGGAATACAATTCAAAAATACAATCAAGTTTTAGAGTTGTTTGGGTTGACGATGATATTAAAACAACAGATTATAGTGGAGCAACTTTTCCAAGTTATAATCAATATGTTAAATCATATGTTAGTGGAACCATCAAAACAGATGATAATAAATTTGGATTAAGTTCAGACTATAGAAAAGTGATGGATTTAATTGGAACTTTTAGTCCATCAATATTAGATGAATTTGAATCTTGTTTTATAGAATTTTCAACAGAGAAAGTTAATGAAGAAATACCTTATCACAAATTTCCACCGTATACGGGAACAACAAAGGAGGTTTACACATTAAAATATGATAAGTTTCAAGATTTATTAAAAGAAATTGTTACTGTACCAATAGACACCCAAACCGACCCGGCCGATTCTGGTGAGTTAATTAAAAGTTTAAAAACTAAACAATTAACTAAATTAGAATTAATAACTGCAGAAATGTTAAAGGCTGATAATTTAATCAAATTAACAATGGGTAATCCAAAAGAGATTAACCCACATGTTTGGTATGGTTTGGCTAAATTTGATAATGTTAACACATTTAATTATGGAACATATAATTTAACAACACAATCAGGAGATACAAAATATGTGGAATTATATGTTGGACCATATGTAAGCGGAACCTCTATTAATAACGAATATTTAAATTTTTTCAAAGATTTAAATATTGAACTTAGTGAAAGTAATGTTCTTCAATTTAGACCATTAATACTAATATATGCTGGTTATATTAAAAATGGAGGTACAAATACGTTAACCGCATTTAGAACATATCTTACAGATAATGTACTAACCAAAGCATCGGATAGATTGTCAATTTATTTAGTACAGTTAATTGGAAAATTTAGTTCATTAAAAACAAAAGAAAATAAAAATCAATTAACTGTTTTTAGTGGATTTAATGATCAAATCCTAAAACTTGAAGAATATAATTATTTTAAAACATTTAATGATAAATGGGTTTCAGGTAATTCATTAGGTAGTAGGTCATTAATGGAAGAATTCTTATTCTTTGATAAGGCGAACAAAGATATTGGTGACGTTGCATATATAAGTTTGGAAAAATTATTACCATTAGATGACCGTAAAAATGATAAGGCAAATTTATATGGTGTAATATCCATGTTAATTCAAGGAACGGGTTTTGACATGAGAGCATTACCTGCATATATTAATTTTTATGGAACTAACGTTAATGGTAAATCTAAAACAACATCTTCTAAAAAAGTCGCAGAAAATTTGTTTGGAACATTTTTAGATGTTGATTACCAAGAATCATCACCAAAAATTATTATTCAATATACAGGACCTACATCAAAAAGATTGGAGTTGTCTGACATTGAGGCAAAAGAAAATAAATTTAAAAACGATAGTGGTAACTTATTTGCAAACGCACAAAGTCCACTTGTTGTAACAATAGATGCTGGTAACCAAGTCGGTGATTTATATAAATCAAATAAGGTGGTTGCTTTTGAAGTAAGTGTTGGGGATGAAAATCAAGCATTATTTAAAGGAGTTCAACTTGACCAATCATCTCAAAGAGAAACAACTGAATCCATGGCGGCAACTGAAAATTTAGGTCGTTCAGAATCGGGTGCTGGTGTTTATCAATTAGACACAAGTTTGTTTGATATATATAGATTGAGATCATATACTTGTGAGGTAACGATGATGGGTAATGTAATGATACAACCAACAATGTATTTCTATTTGAAGAACATACCAATGTTTAGAGGTTCATATTGGATAACCGAAGTTTCACATAATATAAAACCTGGTAATATATCAACCGTATTTAAAGGAACAAGAATACCATACACTTCTTTACCTGACCCAAAAGATTCTTTCTTATCAAGTTACAGAGTGTTATTTGATAAAATTACCAAGGCGGCTCAAAATAGAGTTAAGGAAGAAAATTTAGTATTATCAGGAGATACAAAAACTGAAAAAATACTTAATACGGAGAACGGATCACTAATTATTGATATGGGTGACCCTAAAGTTGCACCTAAAGGAGAAAAATTACAATCCACATCAGGAGTTAATGAATTTGGAGTTAATTGGGGTGGTAGAAACGGTGAAAAATATATTCAAGAAGTTGAATATAACGGTACCAAATATCTTAGGGCAATTGCTTGTGTTATGGGTGGTAAAAATTACGAACCAGCTTATGACATTGAAATGGGAATTATAAATCGAATCACCACTAAAACGGTAAAATCGGGTGTAGTTGAAAGACCGGGTAAAATATATTGGCAAGACATAAAGGATAACAAAAAAAATCAATTCTATTCAATGAAGTTTGATTTATCATCGTCTTATCCAAGTTTAATTATAAGTGCTGAAACAACATTTGTAAACCCAAATGGTAAAACACCTAAAACGATTACAGTTAAACCATTACAAAATCAATACCCAACCGACAATGTCGAAATTAGACCTGACAATATATGGGGTCCAATTAATAGAGGACCAAATGTCGCTGGTTTTGGTGTTTCTTTATCCAAGAAATTAATGACTGATTTAGGGTTAACTGATGGTCAAGTTGTTTATTTTACAATGAAGAAGGGATATTAATAATAATTGAGATATTTATATGAATATGAGAAATAATTTAGATAACACAATAGACAATTTTTTAACACCTAAAAACGTTAAAAAAGTTTCCCATGACGGAATGGAAAGGGAAGAATGTGATATGGTAACAGGAGAATGTTACACTATCAGAGAAAAAGACGGAATCGTTGAAAGAATAAATAAAAGATATATTACCGATGACGGTAGACAATTATTACAAGATTAAGCCATGTTAGAACAAAAACTACAAGAAGAATTAAATCGTTACAAAGCCATCAATAGATATGGTAAAACGATGATAATGGAACAAGATGCTCTTGGTGGTGAATTACCTCCACCTGCAGACCCTGCGGCTGCACCTGCTGACCCAGCGGCATTACCTACAGATGTTCCAGCTGCAGATCCTGCAATGGACCCTATGGCTGACGCAGGAGCGGCACCAGCATTACCTGAAGGTGATACTACAGAGGAAATTGATATTACTGATTTAGTCGATATGACTAAGAGTATCAAAAAAGATATTGAAACTAATAAACAAGACCACGGTGCGGTTGTAAGTAAAATGGACGATGTGTTTACCAAATTAGGTGACTTAGAACAAAAACTTGCTCAAATGGACCAAGTTATGGCTAAAATTGACCAATTAGGCACTCAAGTTCAACAGATGAAACCTGAAACTCCAGTTGAGAAATTAGAAATGAGATCTTTAGATTCATATCCATTCAACGAAAAACCACAAGAATTTTTCGCTCACAAACAAGGTGAAATGAGACAAAGTGGTAAGAACGAATATATCTTAACTAAAGACGAGGTAAGCAATTACTCTCCTGACCAAGTTAAAACATCTTTTAATCCAACACCTGATGAATATCAATTCTAATATAAATTTTTTATTAGGGTTAAGTGCTCAGTTAAAGGTGATGCATTGGCAAACTAAAGGTTATTCAAGACATCAAGCTTTTGGTAGTACGTATGACACTTTGAGTGATTTAACGGATACTTTCGTTGAAGTTGCAATGGGAAAATATGGTCGTTTTAAGTTAGATGATGAGACAAATACAATAACATTAGTTAATTTATCAGAGTTAAAACCTGAGGAAATGGTTAATACTGTGAAAAATGCTCTTATCCAATACAGCGAACAATTTGAACCAACCGATACGGACATTTTAAACATTAGAGATGAAATGTTGGGTTTATTTAACAAATTATCATATCTATTAACTTTAGAATAATATTTCAAAACATTTTTAAAAATAATTGAACCGGATTTCTTAATTCGGTTTTTTTTATTTATATTTTACTATAACAGTTTTATAAATAAAAATTTTTAATTATGTCAACATTTGATGCAGTACTAGCACAGTACGAGAAAAACAAAAATGCCACAAGTGGCAATTCTAACAAAATGTCCTCAGAGGACAGAATGAAGCGTTATTTCACTACCGTATTACCTAAGGGTTCTAAGGGAGAAGAAAGACGTATTCGTATTTTACCTACAAAAGATGGTGGTTCACCATTTGTTGAGGTTTATTTCCACGAAGTTCAAGTGGATGGAAAATGGGTTAAATTATATGACCCTAAACAAGAAGGAAAACGTTCACCATTGAACGAAGTTCAAGAAGCTTTAATGGCTACAGGTGTTGAGGCAGATAGAGAAACTGCTCGTCAATATCGTTCTCGTAAATTCTATATCGTAAAAGTTATAGATAGAGACCACGAAAATGATGGTGTTAAATTTTGGAGATTTAAACACAACGCAAAGGGTGACGGTATCTTAGACAAAGTATTCCCAATCTTCCGTAACAAAGGTGATATTACTGACCCTGAAAAAGGACGTGATATGATTTTATCTTTAACACTAACTAAAGCTGGTACAGGTAAAGAATACACAGTAATCAATTCAGTTATTCCTGAAGATGCGGGTCCGTTACATGCTGATTCTAACGTGGCGAAAGCTTGGTTAGATGATGAATTAACTTGGTCTGATGTTTACTCTAAGAAAGGTGAAGATTATTTAGAAATGGTTGCAAGAGGTGAAGTTCCACGTTGGGATTCTAATCAAAACAAATTTGTTTCAAGTAATAACATTACTGACGAAGAGACAATTTCAGCACCTAAAAAATCTACTCCTGTGGTTGACCCACAAGAAGATGAAGAGGTAGATTCAGAATTACCATTCTAATTAATTTATGATGTTCCCGACACCAATGTCGGGAACATCCTTTAAAAACAAAAACATGGCAGGTATAAAAAAGACTGATTTTTCAGCAATTAAAAAAAAGTTCTCAAAAGAGGCAGAATATAAACCAGACCGTTTTTTCGATTTGGGTGATGCTTTCTTAGATGCAACAGGAATTCCTGGCCCCGCAATGGGTCACATCAATATGTTATTAGGACATAGTGATACGGGTAAAACAACAGCACTTGTAAAGTCAGCTGTAGATGCTCAAAAGAAAGGTATTGTTCCTGTATTTGTAATTACAGAACAAAAATGGAGTTGGGACCATGCAGAATTAATGGGTTTCAATAAAGATGGTGATTATCTTTTTAATAGTGATTTCGAGTACATCGAACAAATCACAGAGTATATTAATGAATTATTAGATGCTCAAGAAAAGGGAGACTTACCTCACGATTTATTAATACTTTGGGATTCAGTAGGTTCAGTTCCTTGTAAAATGACTTACGATGGTAAAGGTGGTAAACAACACAATGCGTCGGTATTAGCCGATAAAATTGGAATGGGTATCAACCAACGTATTTCAGGGTCAAGAAGGACAGATAAACCTTATACAAACACATTAATCATTGTTAATCAACCTTGGGTAGAATTACCCGATAATCCTTTTGGACAACCTAAGATTAAAGCAAAAGGTGGAGAAGCAATTTGGTTAAACTCAAGTATTGTATTCTTATTTGGTAATCAAAAAGGTGCGGGTACAACTAAAATCTCAATCACTAAAGATAAGAGAAAAGTTAAAATTGCAACAAGAACAAAAATCTCTATCATGAAGAACCACATCAATGGTTTAGGATATGAGGATGGACGTATCTTGGTTACATCTCACGGATTTATGGGTGGAAGAGAAGAAGGAGAAGAAAAGAAATCTCTTGAAGAATACAAAAAAGAATGTGGAGAATACATCAGTAAGATGTTAGGTGTTAGTGTTACAGACATCGCAGACGTAGAAGTTGTAACAGAAGAGTCAGATCTATAAAATTTTTAAATGTCCGTTTTACTTGTTGATGGAGATAATTTACTTACGATTGGTTTCTATGGTGTCAAGAATATGTTCTATAGGGGACAACACATTGGAGGGATTTATCATTTTCTCAATACTCTTAGGAGAACGTTTGAGTTATATCACTTAGACAAGATAGTTGTATTTTGGGACGGATTTGAAGGTTCTCAAAATAGAAAAAAAATCTACGTTCATTATAAAGAAAATAGACGACAAAGACTTAGGACTGAAGAAGAATTAAGTTCATACTCATACCAAAGAGAACGAGTTAAACAATATCTTGAAGAGTTATTTGTAAGACAAGGTGAGTATGAATTTTGTGAGACAGATGATAGTATTGCTTATTACACGCAAAATTCACCTAACGAAAAGAAAATCATTTATTCATCTGATGGAGATTTGACACAGTTAGTGTCAGACAATACGGAAATTTACAATCCGTCCCATCACAAATTATACAAACAAAATGATACGATAGTTTACGACCACGAAGAAATCTTAATTGAAAACGTTAAGTTAGTAAAAATGATGTGTGGTGATTCCTCAGACAACATCGCAGGAATTAAAGGAATGGGAGTAAAGAAATTTATATCTCTATTTCCCGAAATTAGAGCCGAAAAGATATCCGTTCAACAAGTTAAAGAAAGGGGTAATCTCCTTTTTGAACAGGACAAACACAACAAATTAATTGCAAATTTATTAACAGGAGTTACAAAGTACGGCGTATTCGGTGAAGAGTTCTTCGACGTAAACAATCGTATCGTTAGTTTGGATGAACCATTCTTAACTGACGAGGCTGAAGAAAATATTACATTGTTAATTAATGAACCATTAGACCCCGAAGGTCGGTCATATAAAAATACAATGAGAATGATGATGGAAGATGGATTGTTCAACGTATTACCAAAATCAGACGATGCGTGGACAAAATTTTTAAACCCATTTCTCCGTTTAACAAGAAAAGAAAAAAACAATAAAAAAACGATAAAAATCAAAAATTATGAGTAATCAACAACCAGACATTACAAAATTCGAATTTGTTCTAACATTAGAAGGGAACATAATCTGTCAAAGATACTTCAACGTAAAAGATCACGTTGACCAAGCAAGACGTTCCATGGACTTACACTATTATTTAAAAAATATTTGTGAGGATATTAGTGATGATTTAAAAATAAAAAGTTCCAATTATTTGTGTGAAAATCAGAATTATTTCTTATCTTCCGACTATGTGGAAGATTCACCAGAGAAAGACAGAGAACATTTTTTATTAGAAATTAAGTTGGAAGACGATGTATTTATTCAAAGGATATTCCCCGCATATTATTACCACCCAAAGGTTAGATATACGGTTGACATACGTCCAAAACTCAAAAGAATTTTATCAGATTTAACTGACATTTTATCATCTGAAGAGTTGGAGACTACATATTTGAACTACGAGTTATAATTAAAAACATATATATAAAAAATAAACATGGAAGAGAGGAATTTTGGGTATTTAGGGTTTTCATTTCAACAATCCCTAATTAAAGCAATAGTTGAAGACAAGAAATATGCCGAATCGATAATTGATGTATTAGAAACTAAATTTTTTGAGAACGCCTCATTTAAATTTATAATTGAGAACATTAAAGAGTTATATAAGACCTACAATAGAATTCCCGATTACAATACACTGGCCCAAAAAATTATGGCCGAAGGCGGTAATAAAGATTCCTCTAAGGTACATCTTGACACGTTGGAATCAATAAAGGAAAATGAAGACCAAATTGCATATGTTAAAGACACGGCTCTTAATTTTTGTAAACAACAAAATTTAAAAAGAGAACTTAAAAGTGTTCAAAATATTATTGAAAGTGGTGAGTTTGAGGCTTATAACAAAATTGAACAAATCATTCAAAAGGCATTACAAATCGGTATTACAAATGACGAAGCTCATGATGTATTTTTTGATATTGATGGAGCGTTAGAAAAGGACTTTAGACACCCATTACCGACAGGTATTGTTGGAGTTGACAACTTACTTAAAGGTGGATTGGGAATAGGAGAATTGGGGGTTGTATTGGCACCTACGGGTACTGGTAAAACTACCTTACTTACTAAGTTTGCTAATACCGCTTATAACTTAGGTTATAACGTTGTTCAAATATTCTTTGAAGATAATCCGGGTAACATTAAAAGAAAACACTACACCATTTGGTCAGACATTGCACCTGACGAACAACCTGAATTTAAAGACTTAGTAAAGGAAAAAGTTGAAGAGGCTCAATCTCGTTCTACAGGTACTTTAAAATTATTAAAGTTGGCGAGTGATAATGTTACGGTTTCTGAAATTAAAAATAAAATCAGAAAAATGAATTCAGATGGTATTAAAGTAGATTTATTAGTCTTAGACTATGTTGATTGTATTTCATCTGATAAATCAACAAACGGTGAAGAGTGGAAAGGTGAAGGTTCTGTTATGAGAAGTTTGGAATCTATGACAGGTGAATTTGAAATGGCAATATGGACTGCAACACAAGGTAATCGTGAATCGATTTCATCTGAAGTTGTAACGGGAGACCAAATGGGAGGTTCAATTAAGAAAGCACAAATTGCACACGTTATTTTATCAATAGGTAAAACATTAGAACAAAAAGAACATAACTTAGCCACTTTAACATTACTTAAATCACGTATTGGTAAAGATGGTGTAGTATTTCAAAACTGTAAGTTCAATAACGAATATTTGGTAATTGATACCGAATCACAAAATACTTTATTAGGTCACGAACAAGATGAAGTTGAAAAGAGAAAAAATAGAGTTGCCGATATCTACAAAAAGGCACAAGAAAAAAAAGTAACGCAAATTAAATAATTGAACATGAAAGAAAAAATATTAATGGAGAATCCCCATAGATTCGTTTTGTTCCCTATCGAGCATAATGATTTATGGAAAATGTATAAACAACAACAAGCTTGTATATGGACAGCGGAAGAGATTGATTTAGGTCAAGACGTAACAGATTGGGAAAATAAACTGAACTCAGATGAACAACATTTCATTAAACATGTGTTGGCATTTTTTGCAGCGTCTGATGGAATTGTAAATGAGAATATTGCTGAAAATTTTGTAAACGAAGTACAATATACTGAAGCTAAAATGTTTTACGGTTTTCAAATTATGATGGAAAATATTCATAGTGAGACATACTCATTATTGATTGATTCATATATTAAAGACAAAGAAGAACAATTACATTTATTTCACGCAATAGATACAATTCCTGCAATTCAAAAGAAAGCAGAATGGGCTGTGAAATGGATTAGTTCAGAATCTTTTGTTGAGAGACTAATTGCATTTGCTGCGGTTGAGGGTATTTTCTTTTCAGGATCATTCTGTTCAATATTTTGGTTGAAGAAAAGAGGTTTAATGCCAGGGTTAACATTCTCAAATGAACTAATCTCAAGAGACGAGGGAATGCATTGTGATTTTGCTTGTCACCTATATAATAACCATATTGATAATAAATTAAGTGAAAAGAAAATTAGAGAGATTATCTGTGGAGCTTTGGAAATTGAAAAAGAATTTATTCTTGAAGCGTTACCTGTTAGATTAATTGGTATGAATTCAGAATTAATGGCCCAATATCTTGAGTTTGTAACAGATAGATTATTAACGGCATTAGGATGTTCAAAAGTGTACAATTCTACAAATCCATTTGATTTCATGGAGAATATTGCAATACAAGGAAAAACAAATTTCTTTGAAAAACGAGTTGCAGAATATCAAAAGATGGGAGTAAATAACAACGGTTCCGAAGATTTAGATTCGGCATTTGGTGACGTAGATTTTTAAAAAAATTAAATATAAGATGAAAGTAAAGAAAAGAGATGGTTCCCTTGAGGAAATGAGGTATGATAAAATTACGAGAAGAATTAGTATTTTTTGTAGCGATTTAAATTTAGAATATATTGACCCAACATATGTCACATTAAAAGTAACACAAGGCATATACGACGGGATTACAACAACAGAGTTAGACGTATTAGCGGCAGAGACTGCAGCATCGATGACAACAACACATCCAGATTATGCTAAATTATCTGGTAGATTGGCGGTTTCTAATTTACATAAAACAACACCAAAGAAATTCTCACAATGTATTAAAGAGTTGTATTCTTTTACTGAACCAAAAACAGGAAAAGAATCGTCATTAATATCAAATGAGGTTTATGAGTTTGTAATGAGCAATAAAGAATCACTTGATGGAGCAATTCATCAAGAGAGAGATTTAGATTTTGATTATTTTGGTTTTAAAACATTAGAACGTTCATATCTTTTAAAAATTGGTGGACGAGTTGTTGAGAGACCACAATATATGTATATGAGAGTTGCCGTTGGAATATGTAAGGGTGATGTTCAAATGGCATTAAGAATCTATGATGACTTATCCCAGCACTATTACACTCATGCGACTCCAACGCTGTTTAATGCCGGCACAAAGAGACCACAAATGTCATCTTGTTTCTTAATTGGTAATAAAGGAGATGATATTAACGGATTATTTGATACTATTAAAGACGTTGCAAACATTTCTAAGTGGGCTGGTGGTATTGGATTACACGTACATGATGTTCGTGCTAAAGGAGCTTATATTAAAGGAACTGGCGGAGAATCTGATGGTATTGTACCAATGATGAAAACATATAATGAAGTTGCTCGTTGGATTAATCAAGGTGGTAAACGTAAAGGTTCGTTTGCGGTTTATCTTGAACCATGGCACGCGGACGTTTTTGAATTTATTGATTTAAGAAAAAATACGGGTAAAGAAGAAATGAGAGCAAGAGATTTGTTCTTAGCAATGTGGACACCCGATTTATTTATGCAACGTGTTGAACAAGATGGTGATTGGTCTTTATTTTCACCAGACGAAGCTCCTGGTTTATCTGACGTATATGACACACCTGAAGAAAAAAAATTCACTAAGTTATATGAATCATATGAAAAGGAAGGAAAGGCAAGAAAAGTAATTAAGGCGAGAAAATTAATGGATGCAATTTTAACTTCTCAAATTGAAACGGGAACACCTTATATGTTATATAAGGACCCGGCAAACTATAAATCAAATCAAAAAAACTTAGGTACAATTAAATCTTCAAATTTATGTACCGAAATTATTGAATACTCTTCACCAACAGAACAAGCTGTTTGTAATTTGGCATCAATCGCATTGCCTAAGTATATCATTAACGGTGAATTTAATCATCAAATGTTATATGAATATACCTACCAAGTTGTAAAAAACTTGAATAACGTAATCGATTTAAATTTTTATCCAACCGAAGAAACAAAACGTTCAAATTTCAAACATCGACCTGTTGGTTTAGGGGTTCAAGGTTTAGCTGATGTTTTTTGTTTATTGGGATTACCATTTGAAAGTGAATTGTCAGATACATTACAGACGGATATTTTTGAAACAATTTATTTTGCAGCATTAACATCATCTAAAGATTTGGCAATAGAATTTGGACCGTATGAATCCATAGTTGGTTCACCTATTGAAAAAGGTATTTTCCAATATGAAATGTGGGGTAAAAAAGATTCAGATTTGTCAGGTCGTTGGGATTGGAAATTTTTAAGAAAAGAAATTAAATCTAAAGGTGTCAGAAATTCATTATTAGTTGCTCCGATGCCAACAGCATCTACTGCACAGATTTTAGGAAATAATGAGGCGTTTGAACCATTCACAACTAACCTTTATTCTCGTAGAACATTAGGTGGTGAGTTTATTGTTATCAACAAACATTTAGTTAAAGAATTAATTAAATTGAATGTTTGGAATGATAACTTAAAAAATAAATTAATCATGGAAAATGGTTCAGTTCAAAATATTCCTGAAATACCTACTGAACTCAAAGAAAGATATAAAACGGTTTGGGAAATGTCACAAAAGAGAATTCTACAAATGGCGGCAAATAGAAGTGTCTTTATTGATCAATCTCAATCTTTAAATTTATTTATTGATAACGCAACCAAACCCAAATTATTGGCAGCCCATTTATTTGGTTGGAAATTAGGATTGAAAACGGGTATGTATTATTTAAGAACGAGAGCTGCGGTGGACGCGTTAAAAGGATTGGGTATTGACATGTCAAGTTCAAAACCCGTAGAACAAAATCCTGGTCAACAAGCTGCGGTGTTCTTATCAACCCCAACAAATAACACATTAATAAGCGAAGAAACTCCGGAAATGGAAATGACAACCATAAAACCAACAGATTCTCCATTTGATTGTGATGGGTGTGGTTCTTAAGATAATTGTGTGATTATTGAAATAGTATATTAAATCCAACTTAGGTTGGATTTTTTATTTATTACCATTTTAGTATTGTTTATATTTATTGTAATGGCAGTAACATATGGTATAGATTTCCCATTTAGGGATAGTCTTCAAGGTAAGTTTATAAAAATGACTAGTAGTCCTGAAAGGGAAATTAGAGCAAATCTAATTCATCTTTTATTGACAAAAAAGGGAAGTAGGTATTATCTACCTGATTTTGGAACTAGATTATATCAATATATTTTTGACCAAAACGATAGTGTGACCTTTAATTTAATTGAAGATGAAATTAGGGAATCTGTAAAAAAGTATATACCGAATTTAGATATCAATTCAATTTTGGTTATGTCAGCGGAAGATGACCCTGACCACACAACGACATTTACAGAAAATGAAGATGAAAGACTTTTTAGAGTAAGTGACAATGCAACTAAACCATACACTGCGGTGGTTAAAATAAACTACACAGTTAATAACGGAGCTTTTTCATCTTCGGACTTTATAATATTAAACATATAAAATGGCTAAAAAAATATCATACGCAACCAGAGATTTCGCTGGATTAAGACAAGAGTTAGTAAACCTAACTACCGAATACTATCCTGATTTAATCAAGAACACAAACGACGCATCCATATTTTCGGTATTATTGGATTTGAATGCTGCGGTTGCGGATAATTTACATTTTCATATTGACAGAGTTTGGCAAGAAACTATGTTGGACTTTGCACAACAAAGACAATCGTTATTTCATATTGCAAAAACATATGGTATTAAGATACCGGGTAATAGACCATCAGTATCTTTAGCTGATTTCTCAATAAATGTTCCTGTTAGGGGAGATAAGGAAGATGAAAGATATTTGGGTACAATTAGAATTGGCGCTCAAGTTTCAGGTGCGGGTCAAATATTTGAATCTATTACTGATATTGATTTCTCAAGCCCTTTTAATGACAAAGGTGAACCAAATCGATTAAAAATACCAAATTTTGACAGCAATAACACATTGGTATCATATACCATAACTAAAAGAGAACCTGTCGTTAATGGGGTCTCAAGAATATACAGAAGGGTTATTACAGAATTAGACCAAAAACCTTTTTTAAGACTTTATTTACCTGAACAAAATGTTTTAGGAGTTACTTCGGTTATTCATAAGGATGGTACAAGTTTTAATGCAAATCCAACATCAAGTGAATTTACTACGATAACAAATAAATGGTATGAAGTTAAGTCTTTAATACAAGATAAAGTTTTCATACCCGACCCAACTGCGGTATCTGATAAAGATAATTTTAAGGCGGGAAAATATATTGATGTTGTTAATAAATTTTATACGGAACATACCCCTGAAGGTTATTATTCATTGACATTTGGTTCAGGAAATGTGGACCCATTAGATAATTTAGACAATTACATGAATGGTTCACTTAAAGTAAACTTAGCAAGTTATTTGAATAACATGTCTTTGGGGTCAATACCAAAAGCCGGTACCACATTATTTGTTAAGTACAGAATCGGTGGTGGAAAAAGTTCAAACTTAGGTGTGAATGTTATTAATAGTGTGGATGATGTTGAATTTAACGTAAACGGTCCAAACGGAACTGTTAATAGTCAAGTAGTTAGTTCATTAAGAGTATCCAATGTAACTCCCGCTATTGGTGGTGCAGATCAACCAACAATAGAAGAAATTAGAAACATGGTTGCATATAATTTTGCGGCACAAAATAGAGCGGTAACATTAAATGATTATAAATCATTAATTGAGACAATGCCATCTACATTTGGTGCACCGGCTAAAGTTAATGTGATGGAAGAAGATAATAAAGTTAGAATTAAATTACTGTCATATGATGATTTGGGTAATTTGACTGACACAGTTTCTAACACATTGAAGAATAACATCATAAATTATCTTTCTGAATATAGAATGATAAATGATTATATAGACATTGCAAGTGGAGAGGTTATCGACTTTGGTTTAGAGATTGATTTACATATTGATAAAAACGAAAACCCAACTGATATTGTTAGAACGGTTATTCAAAATACAACAAGTTTCTTTGCTATTGAAAAAAGAAAAATGGGAGACCCATTGTTTGTGGGAGATTTAAAAAGAGAAATTGGTAACGTTGGTGGAGTAACTAACGTAATTGATGTTCGTGTTTTTAATAAAATTGGTGGTCAATATTCTTCAACTGAAGTGGCTCAAGCATATAGTGATACTTTGACAAAAGAAATTTTACAATCAGATATGACCATTTTTATGAAATCAAATCAAATATTTCAAATTAGATTTCCAAATATTGATATAAAAGTTAGAACTAAAACATTAGGAACGACTACATATTAAAATGTTTTTTCTGTATAATAATAGAAAATCGGATAGTTTCTATTTATTATAAGAACCATGCAGAAACATAGAATCTCAACAAATATAGGTAAAGACCAAAGAGTCACAGTCGAAATCAAACAAGATTACGATTTGCTTGAAATTTTGTCTTTAAAATTCAGTCAACAAGACGTCTATACATCACTTTGTGCTGATTATGGGGTTGTTTGTGGTAGGGTAACCGCAAATGACGGGTTTGGTATCCCAAACGCTAAAGTATCGATTTTTGTACCTCAATTAACTATACATTCGGATGACCCGGTTATATCTGCATTATACCCATACACATCAATATCAGAAAAAGACGAAAATAACTATCGATACAATTTATTACCGGCAAGAAAACAACATGGTGGACACGTACCAACCGGTACATTTCCCGACCAAACTGATATTTTAACAAGAGAGGAATACTTGGAGGTATATGAAAGTTATTACACATATACCGTTAAGACTAATGAATCGGGTGATTTCATGATTTGGGGGGTTCCTTTAGGTCAACAAACAATAAATGTTGATATTGATTTATCTGACATTGGATGTTTTTCTTTAAGACCATATGACTTTATTAAAAAGGGAGTTGGTATTGACCAATTTGATAGGTACTACAATTTCAAATCGGGTTCAGACATGGATGGTTTACCACAAATTGTTAATTTTCAAAAAACAGTTGAGGTTTATCCGTTTTGGGGTAATATGGATTTATGTCAGATTGGTATAACAAGAACCGATTTTGACTTATTAGATAAGGGAATTAAAATTGAACCAATATCATTGATTTTAGCTTCCACGATTACAGATGATAATGGAGATGCAATTAAAAGAAGTGGTGTAATTAGACGTAAGTCCGGTTACAAATGTAATTTACAAACAACAGAAGGTAGAATTGAGGCGGTTAGATATACAGGTAATAAAATATTTGGTTCTGATAAAGTTACGTTATATCCTGAGTTAGAATATTTTAATCCGAGTGAATCTATTGATACCGATGGAACGGCAATGGTTGTCTTACCAATGAACATGGAGTATGTTTATACAAATGAATTTGGTGAACAAGAAATAACAAACGATATAAATAAAGGAATACCAACCACAACGGTTGCACGTTTTAGATTTACCTTAGATGGCAATAACGATAAAACAGGTACTGCAAAATATTTGGTTCCACAAATTAGAGAATATACAAAAGATACATTAGGACAAAATAATAGTGGAGAATATAATGAAACATTATTAACAACATATCAATTCTCAAATATATTTGAAGATTATTTGAACATTGTTCCACCAACAGACCTAACTTTAGATACTAATCATCTAATGAATGGAGCATATGAAAGTCATAAAAGTGCTGCGATGTTAGGTACATGTTCTGGTTGTGATTTAGGTGTTCCACAAGATGTTTTTTATAAATTTATTTTTGGTAAGGTATATACAGTTTCATCATTTCAAGGGTCACACTATGAAACATCTGGAATAGAAAACTTTTTAGGATTATCAAGGAAAGATGCGTTTTTAGGAATTAAAGAAATTAGACCAAGTGTTGAAGATGATTGTGCATCTAAAGCAAATTATTTCCCAACAAATTTTGGATTTAGAAATAGAATAAAATTTGGATTAATTGTGTCAGAAATATTATTGTTTTTACAATATATTTTTACGGTGGCTTATATTTTTATTATTGAAACCTTAGCGGGTACTTTATGGACTATAGCGAGATTTTTAGGACCTAAAGATTATACCTTCTCTAACCACCCATTTTTTGATCTTGCAACTAGATTTATAAAATTAGCATATGATTTACAAGAATCGGGGCAAACCGTTTTACCGTTGACAACATATCCTGATTGTGAAGAATGTACATCAGATGTTGATACTGTTGACCCTTCAAATAATACGACATTTGTCATTGAAGAAGGGTGTAGAAAATATGATAAATTTTATAATGAAAATTTAGTTTACGCATATATATGGTCAAATAATAATAGTTACGGAACAAATACGGTACCATCAAATAGTGGTAATAAAAGTGGATTCGTTAGTGAGTTTAATTCCAAAAGAATTTCTTATAATTATTTAGGAACAATAAATCCATATCATTTATTAGGTAAACCATATTATCCAAGTACACCTAATTTAAAAGAACAATTAGTTAGTCCTGGTTCTGGTTGGACAATAATGGCCGCGGTTGTTGGTGCAACCGGTACTAATATTAACATTGACGTTTCGGGAACAAATTATGATGTTTTAAATGTGTTTAATACAACAACAAGGAGACTACCAAACGTTGTTGAGACTGAAGGTGGAGAATTTACATATAATAAAAAAACAAAATCAGGATTAACTGAAATTAGAGATGGTGTTATAACCGTTGTACCCGTAATTGACGGACCATCAAAAAGTATAGATGTAATTAAAGAATGGTATAAAAGAAAAAGAGTTGGTGTATTTTTCTGTGGTGGTGTTGTTAACTATTCATTTATAGATAATTGGTTAAATGGTATTTTATATTTCTTCAAATTTGATAAAAGAGTTAGATGGGATGATGAAGCCGCATTAGATTTAAATCAAAGAGGTACAAAGTATCCAAGAGAATTGGTTTTCTTTAATGTTTTAGACAAAGAGTTTTATTATAGGGCAACACCATATAATCCAACAAGTGGATTTATTGGACAACAATATTCAGGGTACAAAGAAATTTTACACCCAACAACATTTTATGACGTTGGTGTTAGAGATGAATTTTTGTTTGAAATATGTCAAGATCCAAGAGTTGACCCAACCTGTTCAGTTGTTAGAGATATTAATGCAACATCTTATCAAGATCCAGCAAATATTGTGGAATATGCAATTAACTATAGATTAGATACAAATAATGGAAATTTTGATGTTGGTGATTTTTTCACAGGGACAGGAATGGGAACTAATGTGAATGTATTTGACGGAGATATTACACAACTTATGTCAATAAATTGTGAGGCAGGAATTGAGGCATTTGATTTAGATAGTCCACATTATTTCTTTTATAATGGAGAAATAATGGACCCTGAAGACTCTACTTTAAGTGATTTTTTTACCGACGGTTCTGGAAATTATGGTCCAATACCAATAGATTTAAAATTTGATAATAATGGTGCATTTATCAGACAATGTTTAAATTTTAGATTAGGTGATTATTCACAGAAAGTACCTTTTTATTTATGGAATAAATTAGGTGAAGGTTTTGGATCATTCGATTCAAATTTATTAGATGACCAACAATGGGATAAAACATCTATTGCCTCGATGAAATTACAAAGATTATTTTCTGTAAGTGATTCATCAAGTACAACCACAAATTATGTTATGGCGGATGGTGAAGAAGAGTACTTGTTAAAACCAATTACTAAAACACATGATGGTCATTTTTTTGATGGTGATTATGCGGATATGTTGGAGAGATTTGAAAACATTAGTCGCTTTGCTCCAATTACCACCACTAATGGTGCTGTTGGTTATGTTGAAGGTGATATATGGTTACATGTTACATTAGGTACAACAAAAAATCCATTGGCAGGTGACATATATGTTGTTGTAAATAAAACTTGGGTCAAAGAAACAAATCAATATGTTTCTGGTTCTAAAGAAACCTTCTTATTCAAAACAATAAATAACTACACAGGAAGCAAACAAGTACTATCAACACCGTTCTTATTTTATTTTGGTTTGAGACCAGATAAAACATCTTTAGATACCTTAATAAAATATTACGGACCTAAAGGTGCGTTCCCATCAACAGATTTTTGTTTAGATGTTATAACACCAATACCAACTTTAACTCCAACACCTACACCAACTTTAACACCAACTCTAACACCAACACCAACTCCAACAAAATCTGTATTTGACGTTGAACCAGGATATTATTATTATGCGATGGGAGATTGTAATGATTTGAAATATTCTGGTACTGAAAGAACAATTTTTGGATTTGGGGCACCATTAGTAATTCCTGTTTGTATGAGTAATGCACAAATAACTCAATGGTATTCAACGGCAAATTTTGCACAACAAACTTTATATATTGATTATGATTCCCCATGTGGTTTTGGTGAAGGTTATGTTAGTCCTATAATTGCTAGAAGTTCAACATCAATTACAGAAAATTCAATATATAGTATTGGAGGTAAATGTTTGTTAGCCATTGGAGTTGAAACAGAATATGTAACATCATGGACTGTTAATTTAGATGGTCAAACATCTGTTGGAACAGGACAGGCCGCTTGTAGTAGTTGTGACCCACCATTTACAGGATTTACAGCTACAGGATATAGTGGAATAACTTGCGATACTGGTGAAAATGTTGTGGTATATTCAATTTTCGGAGCACTCACAATAGACAGAGTCTATGGAATACAGATGTATAGTGGAGGAACGGTAATTGGGGACGCTAAATGTATGACGTTAAAATCTAATTTAGGTCCACAATATACATTTACAGATCCAGTTGCAGACGGAATAACTGGATATGGTATTAGTGACTCAGGACCATTTATTTTAGGTCAACCAATGTTCCAAGGATACGCGGATTGTGCGAATTGTAATCTTAGTGAAAAGAAATATATGATTACTGGTGATAGATGTGATATTACAGGTAGCGTGACGATTTGGTCATCAACCTTACCAACAGTAGTAAGTGGTGACACAATGACGGTGAGTGTTGGTGGAACTTTAGTATGTTTCCTTGTAACACAAGCAGATCAATTTACTTCGGCGGTTTATAATGATGTTGGTTTTGCAATAGTGGATACTGGTTGTGACTGTAATGGAAATAGTGGAGGTTCAAATGTAAATGTAACAAATGTAAATACATCATCAGAATCATACAGCTTAACTAGTGAATGTCAATCACCTCAGAATGAATTTTATTCTGAAACTATTATAGACGAAATAGAAATAACATTTAGAGGTGTAAATAACACTTTAGTAGTACCTAATGAAGCTGTTCAATATAGAACAAATGGTGGAGTTTGGGTTCCGTTAACAGTTACAACATCTAGTATAACATTATCGGTAACCTTGACATATGGTGATAGAAGTGTTTGTGAAGGTGGAGGAACTTTTGCAGATACATTAGATATAAAAGTAGGTACAATAACGGTTCTTAATTATGTTGCGGGACAATAAATAAAAAAATATAAAATTGGAAGAAAATAAAAAAATAGTATTACCAAGTAAAAAGTTCGCCAACGCTCCTGACGAAGAATTAGATTTAAAATTAAATCTTGATACTTCAGAATCTTTGCTAAGAATCGGTGAAAGGGATATTGTATTAGATGTTGCCAAGTTATATTCTAAAGAAAGAAACGATTCCATTAATTATAAAATATATGGTAAGTTAAAAATGGTTTTTCGTAATCTTTATTGTGGAAATACAGATTATACTTATTTGAAAGATAGATTATATTTGATTGGGGACGGGACCACAACCGACCATACAGGTTTTTTACCGTACGATGAATTTGCATTCATGAGACGTGATGTTTATAGAGAAGTAAATTTACCTATAACAAGTAACACAGTACCAACTGGTTTTACAAGTAACATTGTTAAATCGGGGTCAACAGCACATACAAATGTAACACCAATTAATGCTCCATACCAAAATTGGAATTTATATTTAAGTTATGTATATAGTGGGGACACTAATTTCCCAATGAAATATAGTTTAACTGGCAGTACATATAGTGGTTTTACCGCTAATGATGGAATACCATTTAGGGTAACATATACAGGTGGAACATATTACGAATTAACAAGTCCTGTTGAACATGGAATGACTAATGGTGATTATATAGTTTTATCGGGAGGAACATTTACAGGTAATGCATCGGGAAGAACATATTCAATAACAAGTGTTGGTAACGAAATTTATGGTTCAGAAAAATATGTTGTTAATATTCTTAAATCACAAATACCTAAAACTAAAATTTTTAATACCATTATGTTTGGTAAGAGATGTTTAGATATAAATAATATAATAGGTTCAACATCAACTTATTATGTACATAAACATAAAACATTAACAAATGTTAATGGATATATTTTAGATAAAGTTGGATTTGAAACTCCAATATGGGAAGATGAAAAAAAATTAATATTTGAAAATTTTTCAGGTGACAATGATGTTTTGGTTGAAAGAAATAGAATGGAATCAGTTTTATATGATTTTAAAGAACCATTTAAATTAAGTGGGTTAACAAACAATTTAGGATTTACACCAACAGAAGTTTATGTAACCGCATTGTTTAGAAATGGAAATGGATATTTTAATTACCCACCAAAAGTTGGTTACAAATTTAATTTTCATGATACATGGATTGACCAACATTTTAATGGAACAACATCAATAGAAAATGGAATGCAAGGAAATACCACAACATTTACTGGTGCAACATCTGGTTTTACGTTTACTGGTGGTACAGAACTATCAGTTGGTACAGTATTAAACGGTGCCTTTGTTGAATATAATCCAAAGGAGATGAAAGAAAGAATTGTAAGTGAATCTTTTCATAAAATAACAAACCCAACAACGATTTTTGATTATGGGCAAACTGTTGGGTCATCAGGAGCATCAATTAATAATTTAGAAGGATTAATATATCAACCACATTACCGAGTTAAATTAAGAGAGTTGTCACCATATGTTGAAACCGCAACAACCAATGATATTTTTAATTTACCTGAAAACACAAATTATGATGCAGATGAAAATGTTTGGAGATGGAGAGATTTATATGACCAAGGTTATGTTGACCAAGATGGTTATGGTACTAATTTTCCGTTTGTAAATGGTACACACTATGTTAGAACAAATATTAATTTCTATTTAAGAAATGAAAGATATTATACGAATAAACAGGATGGAGTAACCAACTTCAACAATAGAAAAAATATTAATTGTTAAATGGAATTTCTTAGAAAAAATGTTGATTTAAATATTATTCTTAATCAAGAAACTGATTTCCAAACTAACGCGGGTTGGCAAGAGAATTTAGTTGCATTTGAAGATGAGATTTTATCAACAATACTTAATCCTGTTGAAAACTACGAAACAGTTAGATATATCCATAAACCTTATGTTTCAAGTGGGGTTACACAAACCGATATTTGGTTTTATTTTTATTTTTCTACAAGTGGAAACACACCAAACTATGTTCAAGATTATTCCGTACAAGGAATAACATTATTAGAAAATGAAAAAATGATGAAACAATCATCAGAAAGTTTTTTCAGATTAGAATTTTTTAAAACACCAGGTATTTTAAATAATAGTGGACATACAATAGGTTATGAACCACCAACAAGACAAAACAGAAAATTAGTTTTTGCAAAAAACCTTGCATTACCATTAGGTGAAAAATATTATTACACACCATTAGGTGGATATGTTCATTTGCCAGTTTTTAAAGGTTCAAATTATGAGAACAAAGAAAACATGTATTTCTTTTGGTTCCAAGACGAAAGTGTTTTAACTGAAACAAATTTAAGTGGAACTACTACAGGAAACTCTTTCTTTATGACCGCTAAATTCTTCAATGCAAAAGATGGTAGTATTCAAGATTTCGCAAATGATTGTTTTACTACCGGATATACATTGAATGAACAAAGTGATATGTATTATCAAGTTGATATTGATAAAACAGATTATTCATATCAAGTTTATTATTATAACGGTGTAAATAAATGTGACCAAGTTGGAATTACTGGTAAACCGGTTAGTTTTTTTGAAAAAGGAGGAGGAAATCGTCCTAATGGAATAAATATTTATTTATGCCCTAACGTAACAGTAACCCCAACAAATACTGTTACACCAACTGTAACACCTACCGTTACGCCAACAATAACTGTAACACAAACAATTACAAATACAAAAACGCCAACAAAAACACCGACAGCAACACCGACAAATACGCAAACGGCAACACCAACTGTAACACCAACTAATACTGTTACACCTACAAATACGGTTACTCCAACGGAGACAATTACGCAAACACCAAGTGTTACTGTTACACCTACAAATACGGTTACTCCTACAACAACTGTAACACCAAGTAATACTGTAACACCAAGTGTTACTGTTACAACAACCGTTACACCAACAACAACTGTTACTCAAACAACAACCGTTACACCTAGTGTTACTGTAACAAATACCGTTACTCCATCAAATACCGTTACTCCAAGTGTTACTGTAACAAATACCGTTACTCCAAGTGTTACTGTAACAAATACTGTAACACCTAGTAATACTGTAACACCAAGTGTTACCCCAAGTGTTACACCAACAAAAACGGTAACTCCAACTGTTACACCCACATCAACTGAACCTTGTTATGGATTTAATTTAACACCTGTTTTTGATACAACATGTGACGCTAGTGGAGACCCAATAACAGCTTATAAAAATACACCAGGTGCCATTTTAGTTAATGATGTTTTAAGAAATAGTTGTGGTGGTACTACATTAGATACAGGACATTATAGTGATGGTACATACCGTTATACTGTTAATGTTGGAACTGTGACACACAAAGACCTTTGTCCTACACCTCCAAGTCCTACACCTACACCAACTTTAACAAAAACACCAACACAAACACCAATTACGTATAATTCCTACTTTGTGGAAGTTCATACTTGCGGTCAATGTGAATATGGAAATAATGGTTTTGGTGGATTAGGTAGTTATGTTAGATTCCCAAGTACTTATACACCAACTATTGGTAAATTCTACAGGGAATCGGATGGAATTAATCTTTATTCATATAAGATTGTAAATTATTTTTCAGGTTCTACTAATGGTACTATATTGATCACAACACCATATGATAGTTGTTATGTTGCTTGTGGACAACCTCTACCATCATCAACCCCAACACCAACTTTAACAAATACACCAACTCCAACAATAGACCCTAATTTCTATTATTTAGCACACGAATATGAGTGTAATGCGGAAGGAAATTGTGAATATATAAGTGAATTTTATATTGCAAATAATGTTAGTTTAACAGTAAATGAAACATCACAACGATATAGATTAGACCCAACATCAGGATTAATTTTAAGAGTAATGTCTGCTACCACACCACAATCACCAGCGTTAATTACAACAATGAGCGGAGCGGGTTATATATCTTGTAGTTCATTGTGTACCCAACCTACACCAACACCAACAGGAACACCAGCATCAACACCAAATACCACGCCATATGCAACACCGGTATCAACATCAACAGCGACATCAAGACCAGTTAATTTTACATTAACTACGAGTGAATGTGGTGCGGGTGGTAATGGTACAGATAAAATAAGTATATCTTTTAATAACTATACAGGTGGTTATAGTGGATACTATTCACATAATCAGACATATTACGCGTCATCGGCCGAAGCAATTGCTGGATCATGGACTGCGGTACCTTTTCAATCAAACTACACTACTACAACAATATTTCAAATACCTTTTGGTACATGGTATTTTGGTGTGAGAGATTTTTATAATACATCTAATGTTACAGTTAAATCATTTACAAATAACTGTGTTACTCAAACACCAACTGTAACACCAACACCAACTGTAACACCACCAATTATATATAACAAATATTATGCGGAAACTCATATTTGCGGTCAATGTGAATATGGGAATAGTTTTATTGGTGGATTAGGTGGTTATGTAACTTTTGCGAATTTCACACCGACTATTGGTAAATTCTATTTACAATCAAGCGGATTCCAAGATTATTCATATAAGATATTAAATTATTTTAGTGCAGGTTCTAGTGGTGATTTCATGTGTGGAACAACACCTTATGATAGTTGTTACGATGCTTGTGGTCAACCTTTACCATCACAAACACCAACATCTACACTAACACCAACACCAACAGTAACTCCACCAACAGCGGCATTGTATGGTTATTATAGAAGTATGGGATTAACGGATTATGATGATTTATGTACAAACGGGATTGGATATATAACTAACTCACTTTGGTATAGTACTGGAATAACATTTGCAAATGCTATTGCGTACACTAGGGTTTACTCAGACAACAGTTATACACCATTTAATGGATTAGATTTATGGTACGCGGTAACCCAAGACCCTTTATTTAACACAATAGATGGTGTACAATTCAATGCAATTAAAATTGACGCAGATGGATATATTATATCAACAGCACTTAAGACTTGTGGTGGTGGCGGAGGTTCCGGTGGAGGACAAACATAATGATAAAAAAAAATAAAAGAAACATATAGTTAATTATTTATAAAAGGTGAGAAAAATTAAACATTCAATAAACAGAAAATCAATTCCCAATGTGAAATTAGTTTCACTAACGGGTAAGACATGGTTTGATGCGGACGGAAGTTTATTTGAATGGTCAGGAAATACAGGTAATTTACCTACGGGATTAACACCAACAACCGGTTATACTGTTTATAACGTAACTGGTGGAACTGTAAATGATGGTTATTATAAATGGGGAATACCTACAGGTGACACATGGAATTTAGTTATTGGTACGGGTACAACAGAACAAGAAATACAAAATCATGTTAATAGTCAAATATATGATACTCATCAAGTACCATTATTTTTAGAATCATCGGTTGATGAATATGGTCCAATGGTTGATTTTGATGGTGATGTTGAACAAAATACAATTACCGCCAATTTTTCATATGATATTAGTTGTACGGATTATACTATCACAGTTTATAACACCACAAATTTTGGTAAATTAAAACAACTTAAAGACGCAACATATTCGGTACAATTTAATGGTGGTACAAAATTATCAATGAGTGCAAACCAACCACTTGTTAAAAATGTATCTACAAATGGTGTACAAAATATAAAAATTACGTTGGACTCAGCTTTCTTAACTTCTCAAGTTGTTAAGAGTGTTAATGTAGATTGTACCCAATTTGTTAATGCATCACCAACTCCAACAACCACTGTAACTGCAACAAATACTGCAACACCAACTGTAACACCAAGTGTAACTGCAACAAATACAAGTACACCAACGGTAACGCCAACTCAAACACCAACAAATACTATAACACCTACAAATACTATTACACCAAGTATAACACCAACAAATACTATTACGTCAACTGTTACTCGAACAAGTCTTGCTACGAGAACACCAAATAGTACATCAACACCAACAAATACTGCGTCAGTTACACCAACACCGACTAATACTGTAAGTATTGGATTAACACCAACCGCAACACCAACTTTCACACCGACAAACACCACAACACCAACTGTTACACCAACAATTACAAATACAAGAACGCCAGCATCGACACCAACACAAACGGCGACTAATACTCAAACACCAACGAATACTGTTACACCAACAGTTACTGAAACGCCTACGCAAACCCCAACCAACACTGTTACACCAACCAACACTGTTACACCAACGGTTACGGAAACCCCAACAGAAACACCAACACCTACGGTGACTGAAACTCCTACGCAAACGCCGACCAACACGATTACACCAACTGAAACACCAACAGAAACACCAACACCAACGGTGACAGAAACTCCTACGCAAACCCCAACCAATACTGTTACACCAACAGAAACACCAACACCAACGGTGACAGAAACTCCTACGCAAACCCCAACCAATACTGTTACACCAACAGAAACACCAACAGAAACACCAACACCAACGGTGACTGAAACTCCTACGCAAACTCCTACTAATACAGTAACACCGACTAATACTGTCACACCTACTGAAACTGTTACACCAACAGTTACAGAAACGCCTACTCAAACGCCAACTAATACTGTCACACCTACTGAAACTGTTACACCAACAGTTACAGAAACGCCTACTCAAACACCTACCAATACTATTACCTCAACAAACACCGTAACACCTACGGTGACAGAAACACCTACGCAAACACCGACTAATACTATTACGCCAACAAATACTATTACCCCAACCGAAACTCCAACAGAGACACCTACACAAACTCCAACAGAGACACCTACGCAAACGCCAACGAATACTGTTACACCAACGAACACTGTTACACCTACTAATACAGTAACTCCAACGAATACAATTACACCAACTGAAACACTTACACAGACCCCAACGAATACTATAACTCAGACAGTTACTGAAACTCCTACGCAAACTCCTACTAATACAGTAACACCGACTAATAGTATTACACCTACCGAAACTGTTACACCTACGGTGACAGAAACACCTACGCAAACTCCAACCAATACCGTTACACCAACGAATACTATTACACCAACTGTAACGCCAACAGTTACTCAAACATTAGACTGTGTGGTGGGCGCTACGTTTACTGAAATTTACGAAGTACCATCACCATCATTGACACCAACTAATACTGTTACACCAACACCAACAAACACACCAATACCAACAAGTACTCCGTTACCTAATTTACCAAATTATGAAGGACAAAGAACGATTAGTAATGCAATTTGTAGAGCTTCGGATCCCGCATTTGTTACTGATTATTTTAGAAATTATGATGGACATAGCGATAAATTAAATTGGTTAAACATTATAAATCCTGAAGATAATTCGGTATATAATGTAAGTGAATTGAATGTTAAACAAATATATAGTGGTAATGGTCAACAACTATTACAACGTTATGGTGGTGTAAATAATGATGCTTATGCAAGAACAGATTTAAGTTATTATGGTTTATCAACTAACACATTTTATTATGTGAAATATGATGTTTATTGTGTTAATGATTGTGGATGTGATGTGACACCTGTAGTTGTTGATGCGGTTGGTCAATTCAGAATTTTTAACTTATCAGTTGGGGCGTCAACATCGTCACCTGTTAAATATAGTACAAATACAAGTGGTCAATATGCATGTTATCCATTCAACGAAACAAAAACAATTCACTATAATATCGCCGAAACTAATATTAATATAGGTGCACCATTAGTTGTTGGGTCAACAATTTATTTAGATGGACCTCATACAACTACAGCACCTGCAGGGGCGTACGTTATGAGAAATAATAACAAATATATTGTAAACTCAAGTGGTGTGGTAACATCTATTGAAACAAATGTTTGTACAACCCCACCGACATTCTCACTTGACTTTAAAAAGGACACATTTACTGTCAATGTGGGTACCCCACAAAACACACTAGTTGTTGGAAATTCTTATAATTTATACAACGGTGATTGTAGTGTTGCCACATTAAGAGGTACTGTACAAAGTAGTAGTGGGTCGGCTGGTAACATAACAATAACATTAACAGATTGGACATTTTATTGTGATAACATAACATAAGAAATGATAATTATTAAATAACAAATGAGATACTTTTATGTAAAAATTACCACTGGGACATCACAAGGTCCTTACAACATCTACTACGATGGTGTGAGTACTAACTATGCCACTTTGGTATATACTAGTTCAAATGCCGTAAACGTATCTTATTCTGATTTAACAACTACGTTAGGTGTTTTAGTTTCTATTCCATTAGGTTCATCAACAATAACATTACAAAACACAAAAGAAAATTGTTTATTTGATGTTGTTTATTCGGTACCAACACCAACCCCTACACCAACACCAACAACAACCGCAACACCAACTGTTACGCCTACAAATACGATAACACCAACCGTTACTATTACTCCAACAAATACTGTAACTCCAACAAATACTGTAACTCCAACTAATACTATCACACCTACAGTGACAGTTACGCCAAGTGTAACACCAACGAATACGGTAACACCTACTAATACTGTAACGCCAACAAATACAGTAACGGCAACACCACCGTCTACACCCGCATCAACACCGGCTTCAACACCAGCATCAACACCGGCGGTTACACAAACTACTTCATTTATAACAAGCATTTCATTCTCTATTGGATATAATACAACTAATCCAGGATTAAGTTATGGTGGATATTCAACACCTTTAGATTCTTGTGTTAGTGGGATTCCAAATATTGTGGGAGTTTATTGTCTTCCTCCTGGTTTAGTAAATGGTGCTGTACTTTATTTAGATGCTGCTAGAACTCAACCGTTTGTTTCAACAGGTGGATATTTTATTGCAACAGGAGGAATTGGAATTCAATATTACTTCCAATACACATCATCCGCTGGTAATATTATAAATTGCAATACCTTACCATCACAAACACCAACCAATACACCAACGTTAACACGAACACCGGCATCAACACCTGCGTCAACACCAAATTCAACACCACCATCTACACCGAATTCGACGCCAGCATCAACACCTGCGTCTACACCAGCATCAACACCTGCGTCTACACCAGCATCAACGCCAGCGTCTACACCAACATTACCGGCACTTTCGTTGTCTGTAAGTTCAACAACGTTACAAACTTGTTGGAATACTAATAACGCATCGTTCACAGTAAGTGCTACTGGTGGTAATGGTGCACCATATGAATATTCAAGAGATAATTCAAATTGGCAATCAAGTGCAACATTTAGTAGTTTGGCGGGTACAACATATACCGCATATGTTAGAAATAATAATCGTTTAGGTACCGTTGCAAGTACCTCTGTTAGTAGTTTAGCTAGAAGTCAACCATCTGCAAGTGTTCAAGCGGCAGGTTTCACTAGTTGTTGGAATAGTTCAGATGGTTCATTAACATTAAGTGCTTCTGGTGGTTCTGGTGGATACACATATAGTATTAATAATGGGGCGTCGTATCAATCAAGTACCGAATTCAATAACTTAACTTCAGATACATACTACTATCGAGTAAAAGATAGTAATGGTTGTGAGTCACAGTCATTAGAACAATATGTTTTAGTAACAAATACACCAAACGCAACATTTACATCTACAAATATATCTTGTAATGGAGGTTCAGACGGAACCATAGCAACCGCGATAATTGATTCTAATGGAGTTTACTATAGATATAATGCGGGAAGTAGTTTTACAAACACAGGTGGAACCAGATATTTTGTTGGTCAGTCTAGAGGAAGTTTAACTGCAGGTTCATATACATTTAGAATTTATAATTCACCTGAAACATGTTATAAAGATTATACAATTACATTAACTCAACCAACACTACAAACGGCGTCTATTACAAATGTAGTGGGAGCAACAAGTGGTGACAATGGTTCGTTAACCATATCTTCAGGTGGAGGAACATGGAATAAAACATATAGATTATATAAAGATAGTGTAACACCATACAATGACTACCCTACGGATAATTTAGTTGCAACTTACAGTAACGTAACCGCAGGTTCACCATCATTTAATGTAACAGGTTTAGCTTGTGGATATTATTGGTTACAAGTTACCGATGCAAATGGATGTACAACAAATACAATAACATATCAAGTTACTTGTCCTCAAATATATTATATATATCAAGTTATACAATGTAGTAACAACTACATCACATATATGACATCACCAGATTTATTACCTTATCAGTTCTTAGGCGGAACAAAAGCGGTTAAAATTAACAGTATATGTTATCAAATTGATTATTACACCACCTCAACGTACAATCAAGAATCTTTACATTTGGTAGATGGTCAATATGCTACAATTTACAACACATGTAATGATTGTGTAGGTGGCGGTGGAGGAGCCTCAATTTAAAAAAAGATTTTAACTTTATATAGTTCTTAAAATTAATTACATTAGATAAACCTTATAAAGATATTTATAAGGGTAACTAAATAATATGGCGGACTCATTAGGTTCAATAACATTTACAATTCCTTATACTTCAAGTGAGATTACACAAACTTACTTGAATGACTACGATTATTCAAAAACAGGATTTACTGCCACATCCACAGGATATACGTTTATTGCTATTGGTACAAGTAGATTATCAGAATTAAAAAAATATGGTTCAGGTGGTTATACTCAATCATTAACGTCAGGTTCAATGAGTGACGGAACAACATACACTGGATATACCATTGATACACTTAATTTTCAAGATTTTTCAGATGGCACAACTCAAATTACAGGAACCACACCAAATTTTAGACATACAACAACAGGATTTACTATGAGTGGTGCAACCGACGGGTTTTCTACCAAATTTGGATACACCACAGGTAACACTACAAATTTTGCAACTGAATACGTAATAAATAATATGTTAACTCGAAACGAACATTTCTTGGGGTTTGTGGAACAACCTACCGTCTATTCGGATGTTTTTGTGGAGAGGGGAAAACAAGGAGTGATGGAGAATAACCTTCGATTGGGGGAGATTGACAACATGGGAGAATTAAGCGTTTATGGAAATAAATTCTTTACGATTAAAAAACAATAAGATTTATATTTATTAATAAAAGAAAATGGCAGTAGGATCATATGGTATAATTAGACCGGCGGACGTTTCACCATCAGATGTGGAGATTTTATATCATTACACAGCTAATAGAACATCCACGGCCGAGGTAACATTAAAGAAATTAGTATCTGAGGATATATTGACACCTGTGTATCATAATGATGAAACCACAGATTCAACAACCGCACCTAATAATGAAATTATTGGGGGATTGTATAATTTGAAATTAAAATCTGCGGATTTCTCAGAATTAGGAATTTACACATTACATATTAGACCAAAACAAATTAGAACTTCAATTACAGATTGTGGTGTTTTGGCTGCATTACCATCGGTTAGAGGATTAGTTATTGATTTGACAAACGTACCTTCACTCGATAAAAATAAGTTCACACCACAGGGTTTAGTGGGATATAGAGTTGAATATATTAATAGTGCAAATAATCAAAAAGTCCCCAATTTTTACAGGGTAGTAACATCTTCTTTCTTTTGTGAACCAGTTGTTTCTAACTTAACAACAACAACAGAAAAGGCTATAAGATATCGTTATAAGGATTCTGCGACAAACTTAATGTTTTTAACATTAACACCATCTTCAGCACCTTCAAGTAGACCAAATGTGGTTCCATTTATTGGTGAACCAAGTCAAAAAATTATATTAACAAATACCTTCTTTAACCCAACAACAGTTGAGGTTGAAATGGTTGAACATGATTCATCAACATTGGCACACGCACTTTACGGTAATCAATCTAAGGCGGTTGCACCTGGTATATACACAATTTACGATGAGGCTAATAACATCTACAAACAATACAACTTATTTGAAATTAAGGATGAGTTTAATAATAGTCTTTTCGAGGTTAGAGAAGAAAGAACAAATATTGATGAGACTTTAAATTTAGATAATATCACTAACGCATAATGACAGTAGTAAAAAGAAGAGTTCCAAGTTTGGCCGCAAGCGGTAATCAAACCTTTAGTGATAGTTTAGTCGGTGTACAAATTACCGACGGAAGCTCACAACTGGCGAACACGAACTTTGCTGTTGATAAAATTATACCAGAAAAAGATAGTAAAAATTTTAAAACATCACCATTTTCTGAATTTTTAACATTAGATAATTTAAAGACTGAAGAAGATGTTCCATCTACTCAAGACGGAAGTATTCAAAAAGATGAAAAAATAAAATTTAAAGGTGGAATTGATGATGCAGCTAAATCACTTTATGGTTCATTAAAACAAAGATTAAATGTTTCTATTGGTAAAATTATTACAAAATTTCCAGCATCAATATTAGTAGATAGTGATAGTCTTGTTAAATCATCAAACTATACCGCATCAGGAATCACATATAACACCGGTTCAACAAGTACAGATTTTTATGTTCAAAAATCAATTTTATATAATCCGTTTGATGTTGTTTTAGTTACACCAAGTAGTAATACAACACCAGTAACTAAAAATAAAATTAGAAATTTCTATTCTTCATATAAAAAATATGTAGTTGATTATAGTGGTCAGACTTATGATGTATTAAATTATACAGAACCTGATGCAAACAATTTAATAAAATTAAGAGTATCGGGAAAACCATTTGGTACAGGTTCAACAATTAATGATAATTTTTTAATAAGACCAAACGATACGATTAATGAGGAGTTCTTTAAAAATTTAGATGACTTAGAAGAACTATTATTAAATAGAGAATCTAATCCTAAATTTACCGCATCATTTAAAGTACCTAGAGATAGTTTTGACCAAACGACAACGGATATAATTTCTGTTGACGTTTCATGGCCATTATCAAGAGACGGATGGAACCCACAAATTATTGGAACCAACTACGAATATTATGTTAGTAGGTTAAGTGACCTCGCCGATGAGATTGATGATTACAAATCAAATTTAATTGTTAGATTTTTAACGTCACCACAACTATTTGAATTTGATACCGAAGACCGAAAGGCAGAATCGGTATTTCAATTATACGGACAATCTTTTGATAAAGTTAAAAAATATATAGATAACATCGCCTTCATGAGGAATGTTAGTTATGATGGATTAAATAATGTTCCCGATATTTTATTAAAAAATTTATCAGAAACATTAGGATTATCTACCGTTAATTTATTTAACGAGAAAAGTTTAAAAGATACATTACATACAAGAACGGACACACAATATTCGGGAGTGTCGATTGGTAAAACATTAATTGAAGCTGAATATGAATTTTATAGAAGATTATTAACAAACTTAGCTTACCTATATAAATCAAAAGGTACAAGACAATCTTTAGAATTTTTTTTAAAATTTTTAGGGGCACCAAATCAGTTAATTAGAATTAATGAATTTGTATACGATGTGAAATCTAAGATTAATTTAAATTATTCTGGTGACACATATGAAACAGTACAAGGAACAAAAATAGATACGGAAGTCACTGGATTCACATCAACAGTTGTTACGTATAATATTGTTGGTGGAAGTACACAAACGGGTAATACTTATAATACTGGTTTAATAACAGGTTCGACAAATCTAACATTAGATGAATACCCTATTGATGAGAACGGTTTACCAAGGAAAGTTACAAGTTTAAATTCTGACATCTATTTCCAAAAAGGTTCAGGTTGGAATAACATTACGTTAGACCATAGGTCATCAAATATAATTGATAATGAATTATCAATATTAACAGGTAGGACTAAAACAATAAAAACAAAACCAAAAGATTATACGTATGGTGAAGACTATTTTGATAGTTTCAGAACTTTAGATGGTCTTGATTATGGTTTTGAATTAGAAAAAAGAATTGACAATAAAAAAGTAAGTGTTAGTAATGATGAAACATTATCTAAATTTATTTTAAATAGAAAAAATATTGAGGTTTATTTGGTACCGTCACAAGGAATTGAATATGACATATATAGACAAGGTAGAAATGAAGAATTAACGTTTGGTAATTTAACACCCCAAACCGGTAGAACCTTTGAAAATTTTATTGACACCGTATTGGGTCAAGTAATTACTAATTCAAACAGTGTTAAATTTAGTAAATCTTATACGGCATTAACTAAAGTCTTTTATGAATACTCAACTAATACGGGATTTACTCCATATAATTTTACATCGGTAAATGAATTCATTAATAAAATGAGTCCATATTGGATTCAAGTTGTTGAACAATTTGTTCCTGCAACTACATTATGGACAGGTGGTAATTTAATTGGAAACAACATTTTTAATAGGTCAAAATACGATTATAGAAAACCAAGATATGGTATCTCATATACTGGTAACACAACTTACGAAAGTGGTACATATAATTGTGAAGAAATAGAATAATAATATAAATATCTATAAACTATGAGCTTTTTAAATACAGGATATTCAGCAACGGTTGCTGCAAGATTAACACAAAAGGGTAGAAACTCTATTGCGAAAGGTAATTTTGTTGTAAGTTACTTTGCGGTGGGAGATTCTGAATACAATTATAGTGGTGGAACGTCAAGTCAAAACGTATTGGCGCCGTTTGATAAAGATAGTCATGTAAAATATCCATTGTGGTATACAAGTGGAAGTACGTTTTTTGGAATACCTGTTGATGGCTCAACAAAAACTATATGCAATAATTTAGTTACCGCAAATAGTGATTGGACATTGAGTACAGTTTGGGATAAAAATCCTATTGGGGATGCCTCAAATTCGTATACAACAAATCCATATGTAGGTGTTAAAAATTTATTAGGTTATTCATCATCTTCAGGACAAACATATAACACAGGTACAACAATATATGATACCACAGGAACCGCAGTGATTATTTCTCCTGAAGAACAAAAGGCAATTGCGATATTACATTATACACAGAATGGAACTACAAGTGACCCATACAGATTTTTTAAGTATGATGATTACATCTGTATAGATAACACAACAGGTCAAACATCGTTTAATGTTACATTGACCTCAATTATGTATCACAGATCATCATTGGGAACATCTGGTGCAACATTTACAATGGGAACCGTTGATAAAAAAATGGTATCTAATTATAATTCAAGATATGAATTACCATACAGAGATTTAGTAGATTCACAAACTAATAGAGTTGGTAAAATATTTCACAATCAAAAACTTGTAGTATTTGATGATGAGGAAATTGTTGCAGCATTAGATACATCATCATCAAGATTTTATACATTAACGGCACCAAAGGTTGATGTTATTGTAACCAATAATGATTATATAACCACATTAACAACAGGAAAAACACTTTGGGTTACATATAAATTTAGTGGCGGTACAGTATCAGATGATTTACCTTGTAATTATTTTATGAAAGTAACAGGATCAACTAACAATGAGAATGTTACCGTTAAATTTAATAGTGGTGGATTTAAACATTTAAATAGTGGTTATACCGCAACAGAATTTCATATATTACATCAATTAACAGATAATGGCGTTCAACCAACACCAAATTTATGGAAGATTAGAAACTATACAAGTGACTTAGGTTCAATAAATGATTTAAAAACCGGATTTACGTTTACTATTAATCAAACCAAATTTGCTGACACAACAACATATTCGTCAGGTCTATCTTCTTTTGGAACAGATAGGGCATTGACAGGAGCCACAATAGGTGGTACAGTTACATTGGTAAGATCAAGTGATATTGAAGAAATGGTGTTTAATTTAAATCTTCCATCAGATAAATTCACAACATCTCAAAACCCAACATTTACAGGTACATCTAAAATAACTGAAGTGGCATTACTTAATTCCAATAAAGAAACATTGGCCATGGGTAAATTAGCCTCTCCGGTAACAAGAAGTGGTAATCAGGTAATTCAAGTTAAAATAGATTTCTAAAGCTTTACATTTAAACTTATTAGGTTTAAATTTTATATTATGATTACAGATGTAAAATTTAAAAACAAACCAAAAATTCTTGGTTTGGATATAAGTACAAAAACCATAGGTTTTGCTTTATTTGATATAAGTGGTTCTAAATTATTGGAATTAACTCACTTCTCACCAAAAATCAAACCTCAACCAGAAGATAAGTTAGAAGAACTTATGATGAAAGCAAATGCATTTCAGAAAGTTTTGGACAATTATAAAGACATGGGAATAACTCGTGTTATCATCGAAGAACCATTATTGAATTCAAATAACGTTTATACCGTAGGTACATTACTAAGATATAATACATTAATTTGTAAACTTATTTACGATAATTTTCAAATCGTACCAACATTCATATCAACATACAATGCAAGAAAATTCGCATTTCCTGATTTGGTTGGACCAAATGATAAAGGACGTAATGTTTTATTTGGAGGTTATCCAAAAGATATCGACAAGAAAAAAGTAATATGGGAACATGTTAATGATGTTTGTCCTGATATTAATTGGTTAAAAGGAAAGAATGATGTTTTGAAGAAAGAAAATTTTGATATGGCGGATGCGGTAACCTGCGTTATTGGTTATTTCAACATGATTAAACAAGAAAAATAATATCCGGCAACTCATATTTTACTATACGAGTTGTTTGTGTTATACTTATTAATAGGACGGGACAAGGCATAAAAAACTTTGTTTGGTTGGTAGGGAGGCTCGGTGGTGCGGGTCTCCCATTTTTTTTTATCATATTTTTTTCTTATAATTCTACTGTATGAACAATCAAGAAGTAGATTATAGTGCAGTTTTCGAGATACTAGAAGATATTTTTGGTGACTATAAAAATCATAGTGACTATAAATCTCAGGTTAGTTTTGATTGTCCAGTTTGTTCATACGATATAAAAAGTTTAGACCACGGGGATGGAAAGGGTAATTTAGAAATCAATTACAGGTATGGGGTTTATAAATGTTGGGTGTGTGCTGAATCACATGAAACACATGGTACCATATATAAATTAATTAAAAAATATGGTAACGCTAAACAACTCAAAAAATATCTTTTATTAAAACCTGAAGAACAAGATGAGGGAGTAAAAAAAGTATATAATCAGATTAAGTTACCATCAGAATTTATTCCTTTTAGAGATGCAAGTTTTGGAATGAAATTAACTCCTGGTTATAAACAAGCATACAACTACATTAAAAGAAGAAACATTACTGATTTAATGTTACAGATTTATAACATTGGATTTTGTGCTACGGGAATATATGAAAATAGAATTATAATTCCATCGTATGATGAGAACAATAGAATAAATTATTTCATTGCTCGTTCATACTTGAACAATACAAAAATGAAATATAAAAATCCACAGGCACAAAAAGAGATTATAATATTCAACGAGAAATTAATTGATTGGAATGAAACTGTTTATATAGTTGAAGGTGCATTCGACAGTATATTCATTCCAAATGCAATTCCAATGTTAGGTAAATTTATGAGTGAACATTTATTCAATAAACTTTACAATAACGCAAAAAAAATTATAATAGTGTTAGACCCTGATGCATATAACGACCAAGAGAGATTGTATCATAGATTGAATTGTGGTAAGTTAATGGGTAAGGTGTGGTCAATAAAATTAGAGGGGGATAAAGATATTGCCGATTTAAAAGGTGATTTAAGTGAGTATAAAATAAAAAAAATAGAATAAATGAATTTAAAAGACATCTCATTAGAGATTAATGACTTATTAGAAAAAAGAAGAAAAGAATTAGAGTTAACCTTTATTGAAGAGGAACACATCTATTATATGAAAGATGTTGATGGTGAAATTAAAAAGAACTTCCCATCGGTATCTAAAATTATAAAAAAATTCTATAAACCATTTGACGCTGACGGTATGGCGTTAAAGATGTCTAAAGGTGATCCTGAAGGGCAAGCAAATTTGCTTGCGGAATGGAAACAAGCTGGTGACCTATCAACTAATATGGGTAGTAGAGTTCACTTTGAATTGGAATCTGATTTGATTGGTCGTTTTGATAACTACAAAGAAGTTAGACAACCATTATTTGACATCAATGAAGAACAACAACGTAAGAGTGACAACATGATTGTTGCGGGGAAACAATTTCTTGATTTAATGTTAGAACGAGGTGGGGTGTTATTAGATACTGAAATTGTATTAGGTGACCCAACCGAACAATACACAGGACAACCTGATAAAGTTTGGTTAATGGAAAATAAAACTAAAGATGATTTTGGATTTGTTATTACAGATTGGAAGACGAATCAACCAAAGAACTTTGAGGTACATCATTATACAGGTAAATTATATCCACCGTTTAGTGAATATCATGACAATGCATTAAGTCATTATTATTTACAACTACCATTATATGGTAGATTATTACGTAAGATGTTAGAAGGAACAAAATATTCTGATACTAAATTATTAGGTGGTGTAATTGTTTTATTAAAAGAAGACGGAACATTTGTTGAATATAAAGTTCCACCACAAATTAACAACACAATTCAAACAATGGATTTAACAAAATATATTTCAAGATGGTCAAAAAAATAATTCACATAGCAGATTTACATATTCGTACAATTCAAATGCATGATTTGTATAGAGAACAATTCGAAATATTATTAAATGAATTAAGTGTAAAATTCTTAGAATGGGCGGATGAAAATATATCGCATAACGAAATTAGAATTGTTATTGCGGGTGATATCGCACATCAAAAAATTAATATCTCAAATGAACAATTATTATTAACGAGTTGGTTTTTAAAAGAGTTAACTCGTTTTGGTAAGGTTGTAATTATAC